TCCCATGTTTTCACCTTCTTTGTATTCAAACTTCGCTTTTCCAGTACCTACTGATTTTGGACCTTCTTTTCTTTTTTCGTTGAATCCTCCACTCATGTTAGGTTTTTTGTTGTATTTGAATTTAGAAGGGTTACCCATTCCAACTCCCTTTGGTTTCATTTTAGATTTAAGAGCTTCCATGATTTGATTTTCTAAATTACCCATAGAGTCTTCTTCCATTTCTTCGTAATCTTCATCTTCGTCTTCATCGTCAGAATATTCTTCATCTTCGTCTTCATCGTCAGAATATTCTTCATCCTCATCTTCGTCATCAAAACTAAATCCTGAGAAATCTTCGTCCTCATCTTCGTCCTCATCTTCGTCCTCATCTTCGTCTTCATCATCAAAACTAAATCCTGAGAAATCTTCGTCCTCATCTTCGTCTTCATCATCGAACGATAATTCTTGAAAATCCTCATCTTCGTCTTCGTCTTCGTCCTCGAACTCAACTTCATAAAGAGTTTCAGTGGATCCCATAGAATCTCCTTCACCGAATTCAAAATCTTTACTTGATAAATCATCACTACCTTCTTCCATGTAGGACTCTTCTAATTGGATTAGATATTCATCTTCTCCGTCTTCTAAATGAACCATATCATTTTCTTTTTTCACGATTATTCCGTCTTCATCACCCATAGCTTTGAAAACTTTCAAAACCTCTTCATCGGATGCACCTGTAAGATCTACAGTTTCATCTTCAGCATCAAACTCTTCCTCGTCACCCATGTCGAATTCCATGTCCCCTTCTTCAGAATCCATTTCTTCTTCGTCACCCATGTCGAATTCAGTGTCATCAACTTCAACCTCATCCTCAGCACCTGCATCTTCGATGTCAAAGTCCTCTTCTTCATCTTCAACCTCCGCTTGTTCATTAAGAGATTCTTTTACCAATTCTTTGATTTCTTCCTTCATAGTTGAACGAAGTACTCCTTTTACATTCTCTTGTAGAGCCTCTTCCAAATTTCGAATTTGTAAAAGAGCTTCCTCTACCGTGTTTTTATTGTTTTCCATATATTTTTATAGAGTTTTCAAATAAATATCACCATAATCCAAAAAATTATTATTTATGACCATTTAAGACAAAAAAAAATGGGAATAGACATTTTTGCCCATTCCCATTTTTTAAAAATTTTTAACGATTTTTAGTCGATTACTTCATCGATTTTACTTTCGCTAATAGAAGTGATTCTCCAATCCATCGAATAATTTTCGTAAACTTTAGTTACCTTTGCTTCAACGTCTGTTGGACTATATCCACGAACCAATTTTTCTTCTCTAGTTTTTTTTACTTTACCTGACTCGTTATCTACCATGTCAGTCGTGATTTTTGCCACAAAATACTTTTCATCCATATCTTAAATTTTATTTTAAATAATCGGACAATCTTTTCATTAAGTCAAGAGAAGCGTTACCTGATTCGCCAACATGAAGGTCAACATTTCTTTTATTTTCCTCCTCAAGATTTTCTTCGTATTTCAATCTATCATCAGGATTTAAGAATAAGTAAGCACCAGGTGTAGATGGTGAAGATACAAGGTCAAAACAAATTAACTCAAAATCTTCTTGTACTTCATTTTGTTCACCAACTTTTTTAAGTGAACCCACACCACGAGAAGATATACCTAAAGTAACCCCTTGACGTAGATAATTGGCAGCTAAATCTCCTTTAGTTGATACAATTCCTCTTTCGTGGAATCCTGGACTTGTAAGTAATCTTAACTTACCTAATAATACAGGTCCCTCCCACCATATATCTGTAATTGAGTGTGATACTCTATCTAAGTCAATTAAAGATGATTCAGGGTGATTTAACTCAGAAAGAGCCGTTCCCTTTTGGATCATCTTTTTATAGTTATCAGCCTCTCTCTTTAATATTTTTTCAGGGTATACTCTTCCATTTCTGTTAGGTGTATTGTATTTCTGTAATACAGCGTAGAATTCAAAAGGTTTAGAATAATCTAAGAAGTTTTTATTTTCTCTGATTAGTTCTAAATTCCTACCTTCACTAGGGTTGATATAACCCGCATCATATTCAATCAATATACCACGACCCGTATCTCTCGGACCTAATATTTTCATATCGTTCATAGAATGTTTTATCAATAAATACTAAACTATTTGTGTTTTTGTTTTTATTACTCGAGTATTACCATTTTTAGTCAAATAAAATTTGAAATGTTCGTTCTTATTGAATACGTCTGAATAGACACTTTGAATTAAAGATTTGATTTGTTTTTTTAATTTTGGGGATTTGAAGTCCATATGTTCTTTAACATATAAATTAACTTCTAAATTCATAAATGATTTCTTTTTTACTTGTATGCCGCTAGTTCTAAGATCTAAGTCTACTATGAATTTATCGTCGAAAAGATCTCGGTTTAGGTGTTCGTATACTGAGTGTTTAACTCCTCGAGACATATTGAGGACGACTCGGTTCCAATTTTCGACTTCTTTTTTGGGTTCTACCCAAGTTTGGATGTTTAGATAAATTGATTTAAGGTTTGTTGAATCAATGGTTCCGTACTGTGATTTGAATGTACGAAAACCAGTTAATTTGTTGGTTTTCCCTTTTTTCATATAAATTTTTCATGTTCAATCGTTTATTTTTACTAATATTAAACAAAATTTATATTTATATCAAATAACAGAATTTTTATGCTAATTGTAAACGTAGATAAAAGGGGTATTGAGAAAGCCCTAAAAGAACTTAAGAGTAAAGTAATTAAAACCAAACAAAATAAAAACTTATTTGATAGAAAAGAATTTGTTAAAGAGTCGGTGAAAAAAAGAAAAGAAATTCAAAAAGCCGCTTATATACAAAAACTCAAGTCCTCCAATTAAAGGTTTTCGTTTAATCTTTTGATTTTGTAATAATTCACTTCATTAAAAGATTCTGTGGTAACTTTTTTGATTACCTCATCGATCTTACCTAAAGTTTCAGAATCATTTTCAGATTTTTTAGTTTTCTCCAATTTCGTAATCACATCCTCTTTTATTTTATTGTAGTTCTCAACCAAAGTTTCTTTAGGTGTAGACAATAAAGTTTTTAATTCATTTTGTTCTGACTCGTTAAGTTCAGATATGTGATTATTAATTGTTTTGTTTGCGATATTCACCAAAGATTTCATAGATACATTAGAAATTAAATTTTCCAATACCACCTCATTCTCTTTTTGTAATAGAGATTCTTTGATCATTTTCTTATTTTGGATTTTTTCTTCTAATTTAGTTAAGTTATTAGAGAATAATGAATCGATGTTTTTGTATTCATTTTCACACTGAATAGAACCAACCCATTTTTGGATTTCTGTAATGTTTTTTGATGTGACTTTATTAACGGTATTTTCATAGATTGTAATACATGAGTTAATATAATCATCCACGATAGATTCGTTTAATCCTTTCTTAGAACTAAGTTCATCATACAAATAATATAGTTTAGAAATATTTTTATTTTCCAAAACTAACTTTTTGAATCGAGTTAAATCTTTCTTAAGAGTATCTTTTCCGTATGACTCAGTCAAACGATTTTCTATCTTAGATTTTAGTATACCAAAATTTACCATCACAATTTTTATTAATAAATATCAATCAATTCTGTTTATATCGTAAATACTGAGATCCGTAGTTTCTTCGTCGCCGGGATCCTCATCAACCAATTCACCGTCCCACCACTCAACATCATCAAATTCGTCTATGAATTCCTTAATATCGTTATCTTTACTTAAGTAAGATTCAACATCTTTCTCCCAATGTTCTACGGAATATTTAACAACGCTTCGTTGAAAGGTGATCTCATAGTTATGGAGTGAAGGTAATTGTATTTTCTCGGTTTCAAAGTTTGGGTTTAGTCTAATTAACTCAAACAAAAACTCGTAATCCTTGGGGGATATCTGAAAACCTAAATCATCCAATTTAGATTTAATGTTTTTTCTATTACCATAACTAAATAAATCTCGTTCATAAATAACTTCAGAGATTACTCGTAAAATTAATTTTAAATTTTTTTCAGGAAATTTTTCAAACTGACTTCTCATAACAATAAATACTAATCACCAAGCAATTTAGATAGTTTTTCTTCCATCTCACTTAACACTGAGTTTGCTTTAGAGAAATCTAAAAATTCATCCTCTTCAAACATATCACTTTCGATTAAAAGTTTCATATTATCTCTTTGTTCTTCTTCAGGTAAACCTCCAGCTTCTGGTGGCGGTGGTGGTGCTCCTCCCGCATCAGGTGGTGGCGGTGGCATTCCTCCACCTAAATCTCCCCCGCCTAAACCTCCTCCAGCTTCAGCAGGTGCTGCTGGTGCGGTAGATCCTGTTACGGTTTTATATAACTTATCCACAGTATTAAAGATACCTGTATTCGTAATAACCGTCGGTGTATTATCAAGTTCAGCAGAAACCGCTCTCTCCATTCTGATTTGTTGTAATTCAGTTTTAATTTCGTCATCTGAGAAACCAAAAATGTGTTTTTTAGCCCAAGTTGCTGAAGTAGGTTGTATTGATTTAGGTATTTCGCTAACCATGTCTTTGTAAAGTAATACTTTTTCTTTCCAAACATCGATCATTAATAGATCAGCTTGTTTAGATGGATTAGTAAGACCTAATGTGAAGTTTTGTAATTCATCCTCAAATCCTAATAAGAATAAGTGGATGATTGCAATCTTATTTAACTCAGCAATACAAGATTTCTGAATTCTATTAATTGTTCTTGCAAAACGAATATCTAATAACGATAAGTTCTTACCGTCACCTACAGGTTCCTCAAATCCTAAATACGCTTTAGGGATTCTTAATGCTGTAACCAATTTCTTTTGGATATATTCAATATCAGCAATCTCCGATAAGTTTTGTGCTCCTGGTAAAGTTTCGATTGGACTTGCTTGCGCCGCGTCACGTACAGGAATGAAGTAATCTTGGTCAACCGCCATTTGGTTAAATCTTAAATCGACATTACCTGAATTCTTATCAACGATTTGTTCTCTTTTGAACTTGTTGGCTACCCTTTGTACGTAAGCCTCAACATCGTTATCATTCATATTACCAACAAATACCTTGAATACTCTTCGTTCAGGCGCTCTTGATGTACGATAGATTAACATTGCATCTTCAGATAATACCAATTGTTTCCAAATACGACGAGACTTCTCTAACATTGATGTACCATAAGGTAATTTTCTATCATCACCAAGTAATCTAAAGTGAGCAATCTCCCAAGTTTTGAATTCGACGTTCTTTTCTTTCCAATTAAAGCTTAAAGATTTTTTATTTGGGTCAGGTGTTGCACTGAATGTCTTAAGTTGCATACCTCTTTCGTGCCTTTCAATCTCAATATTAGGTAATTGTAAACATCCTGTCATTGCTAAGTTGGTGTTGATGTCTAATTTGTTGATAAATAAATCAACCAATATACCTTTAATTCTTTTTGATTCTGAATATACCTGTAACACATAACCATCTTGATTAGGTGTTGTAGATTCTTCGGCATATATGTCTAATGCCGTTGAGATCTCAGGAGTGTATTCCATAGATTCGTAATCATAAAATGATGCTAACCTTGTTGGTTCATAATAAACCGCCTGAGTATAAAGGTTATTCTCAATTTTAGCCCACTGATTCTGTAGAAATAGTGATTGTTGTTGTTGGAGTTTTTGTTTTTCGTATTCCTGTCTATCGGTAGTCTTTAATAACTCCTTTTTATCCAATTTATATTCAGGAGACCCGAGTCCCAACAATGAGTTCGGCCCAAAGGTATTCGATAACTTCTGCCAAACCGTAAGATTTTGTCCTTGTTGATTGTTTTCTGCCATGTTAATAATTTAACTATAGATATAAATATCTAAATAGTTTGATATTTACGACGTAGGTGTCGGTGTTGGTGTAATAGTTGGTGTTGGTGTTGGTGTTACACAAGAATAGGAACAAGTTCCAAATCCATCTATTACACCAGAATTAGGTTGATTAGCATCGTAACAAATTAATTCCGCACCTGATGTGGTAGTACCCTCAACTAAAATACCACAACAATCATAAAAACTATAAATTATTAAATCAGGAATTGACCCATTTTTACAATTCACAACAGGTGATTGAGTTGGTGTTATTGTTGGTGTAGGAGTATTTGTTGGAGTCTCCGAAGGAGTAACG